TAATACACTATAGATAGTATGAGTTGTGTATGGCAGGGCATCCTCACAGCAATTAAACACGATTTTAGTAGTCATATGAAAGATGAGATGAAACACAAAATCCAGGCTCTAGATATAAAGTCCGTCCTTTCTCTACTAAAAAATAGTAATAGAAAAACACCCAATGTCACCTGGAACAAGGAAAAACTCTCAGACAAGTTGATGGAAGACAACCTATCCCATATCGACCAGTTAGACGCGAACTGCCTGAACGATGGCTATATGTGTAGTACATGCGACCCCATCTTTATTCTTCTCTGTGAAATTTTTAACATCAATATAGAACACACCTATATAAACAATACGATGTACTATGAGTATACACACCCCACCATTAGGACCAGAATGACCTATATATTTAAATCAGACCACGGGCATTTCTGGTTCGTAAGTAACAGGGTGTTGAAATAGAGGAGCAAATTTTTGACATCTTTTAGACGGATACTGCTTGGTTGATGTACAAAAGGACCCAAAAAAAAGCGTGGACAGATAGAAGGGATGAAAGGAGTGTCAGGAACCCAGACTATCCACACTGTTTTAGATTTCCATCTGAAGATACCCGATATAAGTGATATGGTGTACAGGTATTTACATTCCTATACACTAACAGATATGGCAAGGTTTATAAGCGTGAACCTGGATGAGGTTAATTTAATGATCCATGACCTTGATCAGATGGATATGTCGAATATGCCCCAGAAAACTCTGAAGCACTATAAAATAAATATTGGTATCCCTATCAATTGGGTATTTCACATGTGCCAGCAGGCTGTTAGTAGTAATCTCCTTCACCCCCACACCATTCAATTCATGGAGTGGGTAGATAGTAATATATTGACACTCATGTCTTTTATCAATGATATCGATGAAGATAATATTGTGGCTAGTAATCTGTTGAGTTATTTTTAATCATGGTTTCTATATACATTGGTAGTATTTTTATTATCTAAGGTAAATGATAAAGTAAATAAATGAACTATATTACAGATAACATATTTGGGTACCCAAATATGTTATCTTGACGGAGAATATAAAAATTGATTACAATTGAATTTACTATTCTTTAGTATCGTCATCGCCACCTCCTCCCCCACCCACGGGAGTATCGTCATCGCCACCTCCTCCCCCACCCACGGGAGTATCGTCTCCACCACCTACCTCATTTACGACAGCAGTGTCATTGTCACCCCCATCCACAGTGTGGGGGTTTTCCATTTGATTCAGCAATTGGTGTAAAGAATTCCTTTCAGACTCAGATACATAGGCCTTTACGGTAGGGAGGGGTAAGGCTACTCTCGATCTATTAGAGTTTATATTGACACTTGCATATAGGGAAGTGCTATATCGGGACTGGGACATTACCGTTGAAGAATTTCTCATTCTCGACATTTTTTAAGAATGAAGTAATTTTTATATATAAATACAAAATATATACCTCATATCTATTTTGTATTTATATAGATTTATATAGATTTATATCTCTCATATTTTTTTAGTAATCACATCATAGAGTCGAAATCTTGTTGTAACAGCAATCATCCCCCGTATAATCTCTACAAAGCGTATTCAGGCTGTTAGTACTGTGAGTGCTGTGTAGTATATGTATCTTCTCGTTTATGTCAGCTAAAAGATCGGTGTACTGTTTACCGACTGCAAAGGAAATATAGTTGGATTGTATATAGTTTAGGGGGGATACACCAAACTCTTTATTTACCTTTACCCATCTTTTGGCTTCAACCCAAGGCATCATGACCCCAGACAACTTATCTCTACTCTTGGAAGCCATATACATTGACATTATGCTTTTCACCGATCTATCTTTGGTATCGTACTCTACATAGTTCGCGCCTAGGTTCTGTATCAACTGAGGGTAGCAGGTCCCTTTGGGGATCATTATATTATTATTTTTAATATCGAACTTGTGGGCGTCCGTTTGAGCAACAAACTTTGGGAGAAGTTTGACAATAATCTTTGTCCTATAGATAAGAGAATAGAAGAAACTAAAAATAACGATAATCCACAGTAAAGAAAGTAGAAGGGGATTTTTCGTTTTTGTTTCATTAAATATGGGGGTGAAGGAACCCATTAGCGTAAACAGCATGGTGAACATAGCTGTCTTTATCCCAGTCCCATAACTCCTGTGTATAACATAGAAGAGTATACCAGATAACAAACTGAGAGCAACCAGAGTCAGGGTGATAGGTAGTATAGCCTTCAATAACCCTTTTAAATTGCTATACACCCTGTTATCTCTATGGTAGACTATCACGTCTTTTCCTATCATCACAGGCGTGGTGAAATATACCTTTTCACACCGACTGGGGGTGACATTGAAATCGGCCAGGATTAGGTTATAGGTTCCATTTTCTATAGAATCTATCCCCTGCTCGTAAGATAGATCATCTATAAATGTTAGTACGTATATAGATGATTCTGGGGTCGATTTTCCGTATACAGCCCTGACTTTAAGAATCAGACTTTCTTTTATCCTGTTCCATATATTGATATACATACCCGTATATTCACCCTCTATATTTTTATAAGCAAAAGGTTTAGTTATGAATATTCCCACCCTGTAAGGTTTGATTTTTATTATACCTGTACGCATAATCGATATTACTATTAAAGAGAATATTATTTTTTATTATTAATATTAATCTAGATCCTAACTGAATATTTTTTTCCCTACCACCTAACAACTTGGGACCTTAATTTTTTTTCATTTTATTTTTTTTTTTAAATATATTTTTAAATATTTTAAAAAAAAATAAAATGGAGAATAGTGATGATGTACATAAATTTTTAGATAGAGTTTTGATCCAATTATACGAAAATGGTATGATGGAAAATTCTCCCAACAACAATACCATTACATTAAACAATATTTCATCAGCGAAACCTTATAACACTATTTTTTCTGAAGGATATACTTATGATAGATATAATATCAGATGGGATGTATATGTTCATAACCTACAAGGTGAATTTCAACCATACATATTTAGATGGATACTATTTAAATTTAATATATTAGAGTGTGGCATGTACTTAAAATTTCTTATATATAATTACGATAATAATTTATATAGTATATCTCAAGAAACTGTTAAAGACGATAATAGTAATGGATATATTCATTATATACACAAAAATCCAACAATATCTGATGTCAGACCATTTATAAATGAAGTTGAAATATCAGATGATTTTCAAAAGGAGTGCGATGATATTTTTAGGAGAATTTTAACTTGTTATAAATATATCATAATCGAATTATCACTGCATAGTGGAACTAGAGCTCATGCAAATATGATTATAATCGAAAAAATAGATAATAATATAAATGTGTATCATTATGAACCACACGGTATAGACCAACGTATAGTAAATGTATATAAAACTAAAACTATATTGAAATTATTTATAAATGGTTTGAAACGGTCAAATGAAAGCATATCAAACAATTTATATACTATAAATGATGATGATTTATTTAAAACAAGTTGTTCAGTAGGTATGCAGAAATGGAGTAAAGATAGAGTAGGATTTTGTTATTGGTATACAATATTTGTATTGTATAATATATTATATATAATGTACATGATTAAATCAGAAGAATTTGATGTAAAGTTAAAAGATATAACCTTACATAAATGGATACATATTATAACAACTTATTATACAGATGATGACAGAAAAGAGTTAATTAACCCAACTCAATTAATTGGAACTCCACATAGGAAAAATATTAATAAGTACACTATAAAGAACAACGTATATACTATGATTGTTAATTTCACATGGTGGGTATTAACTAAATCTAGTCGAAACGTAGATAGTTATAGTTTTGAAGAATTATCTTCTAATAGTATGGTTAGAAGTAAAAATCACCCAAGTACAACCGTGGAAAGTGTTTCAGTAGGAAAAGAAGAATATAAAGAATTATTAGAAAAAAATAATATACACAACAAAGAAGAAGGAGAAGAAGAAGAAGACAGAGAGTTTGAGTATAAAACTATGGATTATTATAATGAAAAAATGAATGAACAACAGGAAATCAGGCGTGATTTTCCAATATTTGGAGACTCAATTACAAATACCACATTTGGTAAATCATTAATAGAAAACATGGTGGGTAAACAGATGATGGATACATTTGATAAGAAACAAAATAAATCTGCGGTAAGAAAATATAGAAAAATGAATGAGTCTTTAAGGCTAATAAACGATAAGTGTAAGAAATCATCAGATTGTAAATCTAAATGTTGTGTAAAGTCTGTATGTAGACCTTACACGGTGTGTGTTAGTAGTGAACGTGTTAAAAAAAATAGGGAAAAAGCGATGGAAAACATTAGACGATCCAATATTATTGAAAACCAAAAAATACCTACTGATCCATTTGGAAGTTATATACAAAAAGTTTATAATAAGAATGTATTTCCAGATTGATTTAATATACACATTGTAAACTACGTTCAGATATGTGTCTGGTATCTAAACACATAACATTAAAAATGATTTTATCAGGGAGGAGAGTCTTATTTTTATTATCAATAATAAAAATAAGACTCTCCATTCTACAGCTGGTTCACAGTGCGCTGGTGAGTTTCTGCAGGTATGTATCCATCCTATGGTTGTGTAAGGGGTTGTAAATCTTACTGGAAGGTAAGACAATGACCGTCCCGATATGGTAGAACCCAAAAAATGGTATTTTTGTCACAATATCATAAGGGCTCACTACTCTTCTGACATGGAAGTTTACTAGTTTCTGGTACAGTAGTTTAAAATCGTAGCGTCCAACCCTAGGGGCCCCAAATGTAGTGACCCTTACATGTCTCAGAAGGTTGTTATGGGCGATGAGTATCCCTAGGAGGGTCGCTACAGCTCCTCCTAGGGAGTGACCGACCAGATATACAGGTACAGAACTTTTCATATACTGAGGGTCTAGCATTTTTTCTACAGCCATCATGTGGCGTAGGAAACCTGTATGGACCCTACACCCTATAAAGGGGGTAGTCCATCTCATACTATTGTGCAACCAATCTTTTATATCATCGGAACCTCTGATTGCGATCAAGATTCTATCACTACTGTAGTCAACTCTTATACAGGTATTCATATTTGTAAAGGAGGTAGGTGTGGACTTGTATGCATCTAGGGCTCTCCTGGCGTCAACAGTAAGGTCTTGATAGTAGGCCATTAGTCAGGGTCTATATATCTATATAGTATCCTTCTATTTATTTTTTTTGTAAGTAAAAAAAAAAATAAATAGAAGGAGTTGTACCCAGAATAAAACTACACCCACAACACCCACAACACCCATTTACCGTTTGGTGTGGGTGTTGTGGGAGAGTACATAGTGTAAAAATTTGATTTTTTTTTACTACTCTGTACTCAAATTTGTCAACACTATGAATTTGAACAATATAGCTGCCGATGTTATTGCAATCTTAGAGGATCTTCCTCAAGATCAATCAGAAACGATAGGGAAATTGTTTCTATTTTATGGTGCAGTAAGACCACTTCTGAACTTGCCAACTATTGCAAGAGGAATATACGATCCAGAACAATTGCTCAAGGAAGTCATCCAGACCAATGTAGAGCTTGAGCAGAATGGTGGATACACGTTCCAGGAAGAGTTTGAAAATACCTTCCGTAAGGCACAGGAAGACGAACAAAAAAGTGTGGGGAAGAAAAGAAACGCAAACAAATCGTCGAAATAAGAAAATAAAGGACACCAAAAATGAAGCTCAACAAAGGAAACTAAAAAAAAAAAGAAAGACCTGACGGATTTTTTTCCATGACTTTCGATCTTGTCTACATACACTCTGTATGATGTGGTCAATATAGACACATCATACAGAGTGTAAAAATTTGATTTTGTACTACTCTGTACTCTGGTTGATATGGTCAATACAGACACATCATGTCGACTATCGAAGATATAAATCTCCGAGAATGTTTCTCAGAAGGCTACGCAACTATAGTTGAAAAAATCAACTCTTCCCAGTCTGGTAACTACTGCTGTCAGGCGTTCTGCGGTGTCGGTAAATCTCGTTTCCAGTTCAAGGCTGGTTTGTACGCTTCCCTCAAAAACGGTAGTATATCTCTCTTCGTATTCCCTTCCATAGCTCTCGTTACCCAATTTAACTCTGATTATATTATTGGTACTGTTCATAAAAACCACTATAGAACTATGTCAATATGTTCCAGGAATGAACTCGACAATACCCCCGAATCTAAAGATGTTAGGTATACAACAAACCCACAAGAAATATCGTCCTTTATCATAGCAAACAAAAACTCACCAACCATCATCTGCTGTACCTACCAATCCCTGCAGACGTTTGTCGATAGTACCCCTCAAGATTTCGAAATTGGGTTCGTTGCCTTCGATGAAGGCCATCGCTCCTCTTCCAGTAAGCACAGAAAACTAATCTTCTCGAATAAACCATTCTATACAGTTGGGTTATTTCTATCGGCAACGCCGTCGACCGATATGAAGAAAATGGAACGTATCGTGTACGTCCCCTACTACCATGCACTAGATAAAAAATATCTCAAAGAGTTCGAACTCCGTATCGACATCGGACAGAAGTCAACTAGCCAGGACGTCAAGCATGACCTTATCTACAATTCGATTGCTAGAGCCATTCTGATCTCTGGTAACAATAGAGTAATGACCTTCCATTCCTTTGCCAAAGATCAAAGAGAGGATGAAAGTATTGAGAGCGACGAGGGGGAAGAAGACGAGGGGGAAGAAGAAGAGGGTACACTCTCGAGGACAGATGTTAGTACCTTTACCAACAAGAAAAAATTTATCAAGGCATTCAACCATATTCTTGACACTGAATTCCCCGAAAAGAAAGGTGTATACAAACGGATTGAAATGACAGGAATTACGGCAGAAACTAAAAAACGCCCTTCGATACTCCAGAAATTCGGAATTACCCCCGATAATGAAATCCACATACTGTGCAGCTGTAGGACCATAGGAGAAGGTATAGATACTAACAGAGCCAATATGTGTGTATTTGCGGACCCCAAGCAATCCTACCGAGATATTATCCAAAATATTGGGAGAATTCTCCGTCTGATCCAGGGACATCAGCAAATCGCAACTGTATTGATTCCAACTCTTATCGACTATCAGCCCTACATAAACACAAACACTCTTGAAGAAAAAGATGGAGTTCTCCGTTCCAACCTCACCAATAACCTCGACTATAACAGTATTCTCAATGTTGTTAGCGCCCTTAGACAAGAAAGTGAAGAATACTTTGAAATGTGTCTAAACTACCCCGACCAATACTCACCAGAAAAGGTAAAGAAAAATATCGGGAAGAATCCAGTCATAAGGGGAGGGTTGTCGGAGATTCTCGGACATATTGGGTATACCAAGGAGGGGCAGGAAGATATAGGCGATGAAGAGTTGTTACAACAGGTAGCAGAAGACTTGGGTGTCAAGATTGAACTCCACACAACATACAGAGAAGACCCTGTTATTTCGTACGGGGAATCGGGTGAAGGTGAACCTATTGTCATATTTGCAGATGGTGACGAAGATGACGAAGATAAAGAACATGAAAAGCCTAAAAAGTATATATTGTACGGAGACGGTACGGTTTGTGACACTGGTTGGGAGAGAAAGGAAGGTGGGGGTATGGATATTGGAAAAATTCTAAAGAAAAGACTCCAAATTAATGTACACACCAACGAAGATTTTAAAGTCCTGTGGAATATCGAGGAGGATAATTTTATCAACATGATTAGTAGTGCAGTAATCGATTGTGTCATTCAGAACGACATTGACCATGTAGGTAATTGGAAGGAAACACTAGAGCAGGTGAAACAGTACATGGGTGACAACAAGAAGAGACCCTCTCAACGAGATAAGGATGAAGACATTAAACGACTGGGTAATTGGATAAGGACACAACAAAGAGCTTATAGGACAAAGACTGGGATTATGAAGAACGAAGAGATCTACAATTTATGGACAGGATTTATTAACGACCCAGAGTACAGTG